CATTGATATCTTTTCCATGAGTTGCAGGAAAAATTACTGTGTTTATACCAAACTGTTCAGCAGATTTGGCACATTCTTGTGATAATGTTTCGCTCACAGATTCGCCTTGCATTGTGATAATGTATGATGGAATATTCAAAGTCATTTTTGAATATTTATTGATATATTTTTTGGTATTGTGTTATATAGAAGCGTCTTCCATACCAGCAACTCTTAATTTAACAATGTTTGTCATTTGCCATTGTTTCTGATCAAGTCCTTTTGTAATACCTAACCATTTGTTCCTTAACAGTGCAAATTCATTAATTATTTTTTCATAATCAACAACATCTGCTTCACCGTCGACGTACTTTTCAACATCTCTGCTGGATAATGCTCTTTGATAGTTTTCTAAATATTTTTTGAAATGTTTCGAACGCAATCTACGTAATTCTATGTTCATGTATTGTAGAATTGCTTCTATTTCTTGTAACTGATTAAATCTTTGTTCAACAATACCAGGCATATCTGCTGATGCTTTCTCGATATTACCTCGTATTCTTATTTCTGATCTTGCCTGTTCGAGTTCATCTTCGTAATGCTTGATGGCATCAGGAATTACTCCAATATCTTTAGCAATTTTCTGATACCATCCAGCCATTAATAATCCTCGTCTTCGGATTCAGCATCCAAATAATATTGAATTGCTTGATCCAAATCGTCATCGGCGCCTAGTGCGTTTTGAAACTCTTCATCATCAACGCCATAGTCTGCCATTAAATCTACAAATTTTTCTGCGACAACGTCCATAGATTGTTTTCTATCAACGTATTCTTTGAAAAACTGCCAAATTTCAACTAACTGACTTCCTTCAATCATTTTACTCCTCAACTGCTTCTGTTTCTGTTGTTTGTTTTTCTTCTTCTGTAGAAACTATACTGTTAAAGTCTTTCATAATGTTGTCTAATAAGTCGCCGCCGGCTTCCCAAACCTTACGATATTCTTTAACTTCTGTTCCTTTTGAATCCACATATTTAAGTCTGTTTCCATCTTTGGACAGTATACCTTTCTTTTCAAATAGATCAACTAGTCCACTGTATGGATTCATTCCTGTTTCATATGGAATCTTAACTTGCACACCTTCAAAAGGTTTAGCATAACGAGTTTTCATTACTTTACAACCTGCTCTAATACCTTTGACGTCTGTTGTTTTATTACCGTCTTCATCTTCTTTTAGTTTCAATTTTTTCATTGCAACTACAATAGATGATGCATAGATAAATCCTTGTCCACCTGATATCTTATCATCAGGATCAAACATATCCTGTGATGCATATGTGTGATTGGTTGCTACAAGTCCAACATTGTGTGAACCAAACATATTAACACAGTTTCTCACAAGTGATGTAAGTGCCTTAGGTTTTCTACCCATGTCACCCTTCATATCACCTTTATTAAACTGATCAACATCTGTCGGCGTTAGTAACATACCCAATGAGTCAATTACAAATAAAACTTTTGGTCTGTCAGCCTCAGGCATTTCTTTATAGTCTGCCATAAATGTTGATACTGTTTTAGCAACATCATCAATCATTGACATATTCAGTTTTAATAATTTTTTCTCATCTGTATCAACTCCTAATGCGTGTAACCATGCTTCGTCAAGTGCGTTTTCTGAATCAATTAGTACAACAAATATACCTTGATCCTGTGCCGCTTTGACAATGTTTCCTGAACAGATATATGATTTACCTGCTCCAGACTCTCCTGCAAATACAGTTACTTTGCCTAGTGGAATACCTTTGTTGAAATCGCCACTTACCAAATAGTTAAGTGCGAAGTTACCTGTTGAAATCCAATCTGTTGGATCATGAAATCCAGCACTCATTCCAGTGATGGATTTTGTTAAGTTTTTTCTAAATTTACTTACATCAAATGCCTTTACCATAATTTATTCCTTCTTTTAGTATGTGTGGGGAGTTGCCTCCCCACAATGTACTTTACTATTTTGATTGTCTTGCTCTTATCATTGCCAAGATATCCTCTGCTTTTCCGCTTGAAGATTTATTTTCTTCCGCAGTTGGCTTTGGTGTTTCTTGAGTTTTTGCCTCAACTACTGGTTCTGCTTTCACTTCAGGAGTAGGTGTTTCTGCTCTTGGAGTTACTGGATCACCAGTTTTTGCTGACACGCCCGCTGGTCTAAAGTACTGACCAAATTTGTCCATGTCATATGCTTCACCGTCAACAGATGCTTCAAACATTTCTTTCATTACCTTAACTTCAACTTCTGAAGGTTTTTTAGGTAAGAAATCGTTTAGATTGAATAAACTATTTGACTCAATCGCTTTGCTTTCTTCTTCTGTTAAAGGTCTTGATTTTCTAGACCATGTTGATGTTGAATAATCAGCATATCCACCTTTGGATGTTTTGATAATTCTAAAATCAACACCGCTTGTTGAATCAGTTGGAAGATCTTCCATATCTGGATCCATTAATGCTCCTTTGATAATTTGGAATATTTGTGGACCAATTATGAATCTTCTAATTGGATTCTCTGGAGTTGATTCTTCGTTAAGTGGATCGTCCTTTACAAAACCTTGGAAGATATAACTTCTTTTCTTCCAATATTTTCTTCCTAAATCTTCTAATTTAGGATCTTTGAACCATCCTCTTACCTCAGATAAGATTGGACAAGACTCACCATACATTTCCATACATGGAACTTGTACTTGTACTGGTCTTGAATCTGTTTCACCTTTAAGTCCTGCGAAAGGTAGTTTGATCATCAATCTCTCTTTCCAGAAAAAAGTGTTTTCTTTATCGCCATCTGGTAAGAATCGAACAGTTGCCTGCTCTCCTTCTTTTAGATTCCAAAATGGGTAAATGGCGTTGTCTCCGCCTGTTCTTGAAGTAGTGCCACCTGTCTTAACTTCTTGTTCTTTCAGTTTAGCACGTATTTCTGCTAGTGTTGCCATAATTTAAGCCTCCTATTGTTGCCTGTTGTTATTATATTATGTGCCTTTATAAAATTAGTATAGCACAAGACAAACATATTGTCAAATATATACTAATATTACTATTTAGTCAACCTGAAATGGTAAAGTTGTTTATTGAACGCCTGCTAATTTTTTGATTTTGGCAATTTCGGGATCTTTGTTTGCCATTAACTTCTGAATTGTTTCCTGTGCAGTTGATACAGCATTGTCACCAAATTTCTTTTCTACTGATGTTAGCACTGCTGTTTCGCCTTTTGGAAATTGATTTGATGTGTAGTCAAAGAAACTTTTCACAAATTCATCCACAGTTTGTTCTTTGTCTTTGAATGATTTTTCTTCTTGATCTTCCATACCAAATTTAGATTTCATACGACTTGCTTCGTAATCATAATCTTCTTGAGCGGCTTTTAATGCTTCTTCGTGTTCTGGGCCACCTGGTTTAATCACTTCATTAGCATAGTCATCATCCACTTTGTGATTACCATCATATTCGTATTCACCTCTCAAAGAGTTTGGATCAACTACACCGTTGATGGCTTTGTAATGAATTGTGCCATAAGCCATTTCACCATCATCACCTGGTAATTCGTATTCAAACGAGCCTTCGTAATCTGTTTCGTTTTCTGTTTGAACTTCTTTATTTTTTAATTTGTTGAAATTTTGTTTCAAATATGCCATTGCTCCTTTGGCATCAGCAAATTTTTCTACTGATTCTCCATCTTTGTCTAACACATCATACACCATTTTGCCATCTTCACCTTTGTACATAGAAACATAAGGTTTGATGTCTTCAAATGTGATTGCTTCGTCTTCTTGCTTCATGTCGCCTGTGCTAATTTTTGAAACCAGTGTAGGATCTTTTTGTGCCACATAGTCCATAATCATTGGACGTATGCAGATGTCTGAATCTTCGCTTGCCGCTTTTTGAATTTCGTCATTTAATTCTTCGTCATCAATTATGCCTTGTAAACTTTCAATACCGTTGGTACCATTTACACCTGCTGGAAAATGTTTTGCCATCAATGTGTTTAATTTTTCTAATGCTTCTGCTTGTTCATCAGCATCTTGTGAAAACAATCCATTGTCTTCTCTCACAATTGATTCCATTGCTGATTCAAATTCATGGAAATTATCGATGGTTTCAATCATGCCACCTAACACTTGTTCTACATCATCTGGTGATGCATCTGTGTGTATCACAACACCTTGGTGTCTTGATTCGTCTGGTTGAACATCAGCATTAATGCCAGCCTTTGCTAAAAGATTTTTTATATCTTCAGAATCTTTTTCACTTACACCTCTGTCTTGATCAAAGTCTCCTGCAAGATCGTATCTTAACGTTCTTGGCTCTACGCCACCTTGATATCCGTGTGCTTCAAATGAGTTAGGTCCTAATTCTTCTATTGCTGTTCTTTCTGTAACCAATTTGTAGATGTAAGGAAATACATCTTGTAATTCTTCATTGAATGTTTTGATTGTTAATTCATCAATCCAACTTTTTTTAACATCTTCTGGAACTTCTGCTAATTCTGATTTGCTAAAACTTTCAAATGATTCTTTATAAGCAGTTTGTTTTTGTAAACGTAAACAGTTTGATTTAATTTCTTCTATTCTTTCATCCACAACTGACTGATACTTTTTTAAACCTTCAGCCATCACATTGGATCTGTTCATGTATGTTTTGAATTTTCTTAACTGATTCAACTCTGAACTCATCTCTGTGATGTGTTTTCCAAAATCATCAAATGGATTTCCACCTTCTGATACGTGTCGAGCCATTGCTCTTGCACCATTCAAATGTTTCATTGGATACTTGAATCTTTCGCCTGCTTTGTTTTCTATGAAAAGAGATTCTATTCTGTGTGTGCGTCCACCTGCTACTGTTGGATTTACTGGTGCTGAATGTTTGATTACTAATCTTGCTTCGCCCACAGTTTGAAAACTTGTTTTTGTTGTGCCGTATAAATTTGATTCGCTCACTTTTTCTACCTCTTTTCCTTTTCCTAAAAAGTCATAGTCTCTTTTTTCAAGATTGCTTTTTGTGATATCTCTTGTATCAAATCCAAGCACTCTTGCTTTGGCAAAACCTCTCAATTCTTTGAGAAAATTAAACCATCCACGTTTTAATGGCTCATCTGTTTGCTCAACAAAGTCTTTGCTGTGCATAACGACCATGCCATCTTCTTCACTTATGCTAATACTTACCTTTCCTAAAGTGTTTCCACCTTCTTTAAAATCAAAGTCAAAAAATCTTGCTTGGGTAGGTTCTGTGGTCATTTTTCCCTGAGAATCACCCAATGTTACCTGAGGAAATTGTCCTCTGATCTTGTTAAAAAGGTCTTTTGCTATGGTATTAAGGTTCATATAGTATATTTATCGTCTAGTGGCTTACAAAGATAGGCATTGGCATTACCTTATCTGCTGTATCTTCGTCTGCTTGACTGAATGATGTGTATATTTTAGGATCCCAGTCTTTTAACACACTTATAATACGCATTATCAATAGTGTAGCACTGACCAAGTCATCTGTTTGACCTGATTTTGCTTTGAATGATGATCCTGAAGCAATAAAAGATTTAAGTTCGCTGATTAAAGGTTTACTGTGTATCTTTAATTTGCTTTTTTCAATCATATTTTTTAGTCTGCTACAAGCACTAATTTTTGTTTTGTGTGTGGTGTTAAATCCTTTTCTAAACTTTCTAATATGTCCTTTTCTTATAGGTTCTGATACAAATAATCCTGGTATCGAATCTTCTCCAAAATCATTTATAACCAACAATGCTGATTCACCAATGGTGTTGTTTTCCACGCTCCAATAGATGTTAGAACCTGTAGATTTTGTTTCTTCTTTGATATAGTTACATATGTCTCTTAAAATTCTTACTTGTTGAGGAATAGCAGTTGTGTTGTGTTTCCATTCTGCAACTTGTTCGTAACTTGGCAATTCAAAAACTTCAATTGCCGCATTGTCTCCACCGGTACCCATAGCAGGATCCAATGCAACAACGTATGTGCTGTGTGGATCTAATTTTTTATACCAACGTGTTTGTCCCATGTTCAATGTTGGTTCTGCACCTTCTAATGTGGTTAACACAATACTGTTGATCAGTGTTTCATCATACACTAAAAATTCACAACCATATTCACGTCTAAATCTTTCTTCGCCAATACGCCCTAGTTCTTGTTTTTTCCATTCCTCATCTCTGTCAGGATGTTCGTCCCAACTGGCTGTGTATCCATGAAATCCGTTTATGCCCAATTCTTGTTCGTTGCCATGTTCGTCAAATTTATTTTGACTTTCTCTCCATATGGTAGCAAACACATCTTCGTCTGAGTTAGGTGTAGATGTTATAATTGCTCTACCTCCTGTTGCCAGTGTTGGAGATATTGAAGTCCAGAATTCTTGTGCTATGCCCGGATTAACAAACGCAAACTCATCACAGTATAATAATGAAATAGACATACCTCTACCAGTGTTACCTGTTGTGGTTGCTGATACAATACGTGAGCCATTCTCAAACTCCATCGATCCTTTGTTGTAGTTGGTTACACCTGCTCTGACATAATCAGGACACAGTTCGTATCCATATCTTATACGTTGCATAATTTCTTGAGCACCTGTGTATTTGTGTGCCGCAATTAAAATAGTTTGATCTGGATGAAACATTGCATACCAAAGTAGATAACAAGCCGCAGTGGTGGTCTTACCACTCTGTCTAGGCAACATATTGATATTAAATCTGTAATCGTGATAACTGTGTAACAATTTTCTTTGATATTCAAATGGCTCGAATATACATTTACCTTTTACAGGGTGCTGTATGTAGAAAAACTTTTTGGCAAAATATTCAAAACCACTCTTAGCGTCTGAACAATCCGCCAAGTCTGCTATTTGTTCTTCTGTGAATTTTTCTCGTTGGTGTGCTTTTTTGGTAAGAACACCATCTAAACTTTTATTACTCATATACTGTACTTATGCTACAAGATGGGGGTCAAATCCTTCTTATTGACTGTGATAGATATGAAATCACGCACAAAGTTGAAGTTTTTTGACAGTGTGCCGTATATTGACTCTGGATTTTTTTCAGTTGCTTGGTCATACGATGATTTTCCTATATTGCTGAAATACTCTACATCAAATCCTTTAGAAGTATGATACTCTGGAAAAACTCCTGTCATGAATAAACAAGTATCGCCCAACGCAACTGAATCTCTCCAAGATGTGTAACAAAGATTTAAAAAACTTTCTGCAAATGTTTTCTTTGGAAGGAAATTTGTTTTATCTATGTGATTTGCCAAAAGTATCGTGACGTAAGACTCCACGTTGTGTGGCAACTCGTATCCAGTTTTTGTTTGAACTTCTTTTACTATTTTGTAAAAAGCCCAGATGTAACTGTCTCTCATAAAAATATTTAACTGATTTTTATGAAAAGATTAAATGCTATTACTTGTCTTTTGCGATTG